AGAGTAAACATCAAACTGAAGCAAGGCGGGATCAGGTTCGTCCCAAACATGCATTACTATATGAGATGTTTCAATGATTGCAGCTCCGGTAATACCACGATTGCCAATCATATTAGAATATTTAATATAAGGACCCATCATAACTTTCATTCCAATTTCTGTAATGAAGTCACTTAACCATCGCCTAAGAAACTCCTCGTCCATAGGTGGACGGTAAACTTCAGCACGAATAATTAAATGTTTGTGAACTAATAAATTATTTTTTTCCATCTTTAGACGGAACTTTAACTAACATTTCCATCTACGTCTAGCTTGGCGCAATCTAGAATTAGGATCTTTAGCTGCTCCTGGAAACATTTTCATTTGACCGGCAGATCTGGCACAATAAGATTTTCTTCTCTTAGCTGATCGACTTCCTGGTTTAACTTTGCCTGTAACTGCTGTTGATAATTTTGAACCAGGGTTCGCGCGCCTGTACGCCTGCACGCCCGCGCGAGTCATTCCAGCGCCTTTTTCTGTAGGTCTAAAATTTTTCTTATTTCTAGCTGGCATTACATCGCCACCACGTTTCATTCCTGAAACGAGCTGCATTACTGACTCTTGATAATCAAGAATATCTTCTTGAACCATTATTTATCTATAAATAGTGTAATAGTTAAAGCACTTGTGTTTCCAGTAACTCCAATACCATCAATGATTCCTACTCCACCTCTTTGAGCATATAGAACACCATCTTCTGGAAGATTTAATGTCTCAGTTCCACCAGCTCCAACTTGAACTGGAATATAAACTTGAGTGTTAGTAGAAGAACTAACAGCGGAAGCATTTGCTAAACCATTAATAATAGCTGTTCCAGAAGTACCAGTAGATTGAATCATGAATCCTCTAAGTCTTGTAGGACCAGTGAACAATACTGCATTAGATGATGTACTAGCACATATGACTGGTTTTACATCTGATTTCATTTTTACTCCTTAGTATTTAAGGAGCCCCGAAGAGCTCCTTAAAATAAATTAATTATACTGCAGCACTAAAAGGTGTTGCTACTGCCCCTGTAGCTCCAGATACTACATTAACTTTGTATCTGTTAGCTCCTACTACTGTAGCAGTAATAGTTGCTCCGCCTACTCCACCTGTAGTTGTACCACTTAAAGTAATAGTGTCAGATGCAGTTGCTGTGCTAAATACTAATGCTGTAGTTCCAGAACCAAGAATGGCTGTTCCTACTATAGTATCAGAAGCATTTGCTACTTGTACTACAAAATTACCTGTTACTGTTGTTGAAAGTACAAAATTAAAAGTTGCACCATAATTATTTGCTTGATTTGGATCAGTTGGATCACTTGGTGCAGTTGTATTTACAGCTGGTAAAGTAAAAGTTGCTGCTGCTGTGCTTGTGTAATAGATTTGTTTTCCAGCATTATCTGCAACAGTTAATGTTGCACCTACTGCTGTTGTTACTGAGTTTGATACTCCAGCACTAATAAAACCTGCTAAAGATTTTACTGGTCCTGAAAAAGTTGTTTGTCCCATATTATTCTCCCGTATAGTGGTTAAGCTCTGTAGTCTCTATACCGTCTGTCTAGCCAGTCTACAAAACTAATTATATCTAGATTATTTATTATTATAAAAGAAAAAGGGGCCAGAGTAAACTCTAGCCCCTTTTATTGAACTACTTAATTAACGTATTATGCAGCTCCTGGTGATCCGAAGATTCCTCTAGGGTCAGAGAATCCGAATACGTATCTCTCTCTAGCTTTGAATCTAACGTTACCTGTGTCGAAATCACCTTCAATCGCAGTTTTAATTGGCGATCTTACAAAGTGTTTTAGACCATTTGGAGCATCAGTCATAATGAAGAATGCGTCAGTATCAGTTAAGAAGTGGTTAACTCTATAACCTTCTGGAATCATTCCCATATTTTTGATTGCATTGATATCGTTATCAGCTGTTGCTGTTCTTAAAGGAGTTTTTAAGATTCTCTCCGCAGTGAATTGTAATTCTTTTGGAACTATCAATTTTCTACCTTGGATAGCGATTCTTAATCCTCTTTCGTCAACAAACGCTGCGATGTCGATTAATGATTGCTCTAGTGATGTTTCGTTAAGGTCAGCTGCAGTAGCAAGTTCATTACTGAAAGTTCCACCGTTAGCAAGAGGGTGATCAGTAGCAATAAGCTCTTTTCCATCTCCACCTGTAAAGCTTGAATTAAACGCATTGTTTAATACAGCTGCTGCTTTAACTTGTTTAGTGTTAGCCATTGATCTAGCTAACGCTCTTGTATAACGAGATGCAAGTCTATCGTAAAGGTTATCTTCAATAGCTTCCTCAGTGATAGCAAACGCTAACGCGATTGTTTCATGAGTGTATCTTGAAGTATATGCTTCAGAAGCTTGATCGAATACTACTGGAGCACCTTCTTGTTTAACTTCAGCACCGTTAAAACCTGTTAACATAACTTCTTCTTCAAACGCTCTGTCCGAAGTTTCAGTTATAAAGATTTCAGCGTGCTCGTTCTCGTATCTACTGTATTCCAGGCCGAATAGTGCATTCAATCCTGGCTCTAGTTCTTTAACTAGCTGTGATCGTGATATAGCCATTATTTATTCTCCTATTATAGACCTGTTCCACCTTGGCGATAGAAATGGTTATTAATTCTAACCATAATATTCGCGTTCGATGTCGCAACGTCATTGTTATTTGGATCTTGTGAGATATCAATTGCTTGAACCACATAAGTTCCGGCTGTCCCAGAATTAGCTACATCTAATTGTACTAAAGATATACCTGTCTGAGTGCTTCCTGTTACATTGTTTATTGAGTAGTTTTGAAACAAATCAGCAACTGCAAAAACAGCATTAGCGTTTACTTCAAACACTGTATCCGGACCATCTATTACGAATGCAGTAATGTCTGATGCATTTGTAGACTGCGGATAAAAGTTACTAAACGTTGGCTTTTGAGTTGTTGGATCTGTATAAAAACAGCCATTAAAAACGCCTACAACAGTATCAGAAGTGTTAGCAACTGCTCTAGATATCGTTCCAGAACCAAGTGGCTTTACCAAATCTCCTTGAAATATACTAGTTGAGTTACCAGACGCGATTCTGTATCTGTTTTGTGCGTTAATAAATGGACTACCGTTTAATTGTCGACTTGGTCTTAAACCAAATCTTTCAAGTACGTTAGGCATTTTATATTTTCTCCATTTTTTAGTTTATATTTTTTTGGATGGTTTTACAAAAAAATTATTTCTTGTTACCACCAAAAGTTACACGAGATTGTCGACTAATATTAATCGGCATCTCTGGTCGCTGTTCCTTCATAAGATCATTATCTACAGCTTGAATTTGATCCGTACTTTTTCTATTAAAGTATGCAGATCGCTGCTTAATAATCTCGATCGGTATCCTTGCCAGCACAAGGCCTCCAACTCCAATTACACCCGAATGTTTACCTTCAGAAATTACAGGGAATTCATTGTCACCAATTAGTTCTTTTAATTCTTCAGCCCTAACTAGTTCATATCCTTCTCTAAGTTTCTTAGACATATTTGCTGTGTCCACGAAACCTCCTGCTTCTGCTCTAAGCCATCGGTGTTTATAACCTTCAGGCGCGGGTGGTGCATCTAAGTTAGATGGTAGAACCCATTGAGTTTTTCTCTTGTCCTTAGACCTCAACTCTGAGTTGCGTGAAGTCTTCTTTATTTCTTCGCTCATACTAATTTGCCTCCTTCACGTATTTTGCGTATTCTTCTAGTGGCACCCCTAATTTTTTTGCAATAGCAACCTGTGACTTGGTGAGTCTCACAGTTCTGCGTCCAGTTTTTCCTCTATTTGCAGAGGCAACAGTTTGGACGGGCTTTCTCTGTTCTTGCTTATCTTCAGCAAACTTATGAGGATAAATATCCCTCATCTGTTTGTTGATTTCATTATAATACTCGTCACTGTCCAGGTCAAACCCTTCACTTTGTAGTTTTTCATGAACTTGAAACGCTGTATTAGTCATGTATTCATCGCTTCCAAACCAAGTATTGTCCTCAGCCCACTTTTTAGCCTTAGTACTTGGTGCTACTGCTTTTCTTTCAATTTGTTGATTTTGTTCAACATTTCGAACTTCTTTTTCGTTTTGTTCTGTATCTTTTTTCTGTCTCTCTTTTGCTGCTATAGATACTTTAGCT